TGTGATTTATTTATACCAAAATTAGATAATGTTATTCCACTATGAGAATCAAAAATTTCATACAAACTTAAATTTGTATTTGGTGGATTTACTGTTTGAGATTCTTGTTCATTTATATCTACTATTTCTATATATGGAATCATATCTGGACAAAATGTAAATTTTGATAATACTTTATTTATCTTATATACTTCTTTACCTACTGATGTTGCTAAAGGAATTAATGAAGCATTCTTTTTTGTTCCTACTACTTCTCCAGCATCAAATTGTCCTTGAACATATTCAGGAGTATATAAATCACTGAAACTAAATCTATTATCAGCATCTTCAAAATTTATTAATGGAGATTGAGCTCCTATATATGTTAGTGGAACTACATTAGCATTCACACTATACTGATCTTCTATTATTCTTGCTTTAATTTTAGTATTACAACCATTCTCAAATGCGAATGTACTTAATTGACCATTATATAAATTTATAAATCTATTACCATAAGCATTTGCGTGAAAATCCCAACCAAATTTAAATGATCTAGAATAACTTCCATTAAATCCAGTTTGCAACATTCTTCTATAAGTATGTGAGGTATTTGTAGTATCTAAATAATTATAAAAACCATATGAAGCATTTAATGCTTCTGGTATTCCTCCTAACCTTTCTGTTGTTAAAGCAATATAATCTTCATTATCAGTATGTCTATACTTTTTAGCAAATCCATAACATAAATTATTATATGAATCTTCTCTATGTTCCCATTCAAATAAATCTCCATTAAATTTGTCTTTTCTTGATTCATCATAATAAATAAATACTGGAGCACTTCTCATATCATACCCTTCGGGTTGTGGAAAAACAGCTTCATAATAATAAGTACACATATTATCATCTCCTAAAATATTAGTAGGTGTTCTATTATTTAAATCTATTATTGTTTCATTTTGAGGAAGATTAAAAAGAGCTGTATTACCATGTAATATTCTAGCATTACTAGCATTCAATTCATAACTTGGAGCACTACCTAAATGGTCAGAACTATATTTTGTTGTTATTGAAGCATTATTACTAAAATCAAATAATTCAGGATATAATTTTTGTGATTCAAATAATTTCTTAAATCTTCTTAACATTGTATCTCCACTGAAATCTGGATTATTAGGGTCAGCATTCCACTTTAAATTAGTTACAATTAATCCAACATGACTTGTATTTAATGTTGTTATTTCATTATCAGTAGAAGATAAAGATGCTGATATAGGAATCATTGTTTCAAAAAATCCTCGAGCTCTTGTTGTTACTCCACTTGTATTACTATACTCTCCGTGTAAATCTCTACCATCAATAAATAACTCGGGGCGTAATACTCCTATACTTTGAAAACCATTATAGTAATCTAATGATTCTTGTTCACTAAGTGAAGCACTGTATGCGCTAGTAAAAAATTCAAAATTAGTTTTAGAACATAAGTAAGGACTACCAGATTGAAATGTTTTAAATGTTGGACTTTCATTTATTAATGTTAATGGAGTGTCATTAATTATATTAAATTGTTGAAAATCAAATCCTTCAATAAGTGTTGGATACTTTATATTTAATGCTATCTTTTTTGCTGGATCTTTAGTTTGTAATTTTTGTGTTAAAGCTGTAGCAATATTACTTGGAGAATCAAAACCTACGGCTGTTTTAAAATTTAATATTTGTTTATATGGTATATATTTATGTGTCCACGGTGGAACTGATGAAGTATTTAATTGTGAAGCATTACTAGCAGATGTAGGATCATAATATTTTATACCATCTCTAACAAAAATAAGAGCTTTTGAATTATCATTTTTATACAAAAATTTTGAATTATCATTTAATTGATTATTATAAGCATAATCAGCAGTACATAATATTTCTAATAAATCATATCTATTTCCATTACTAGAAGATAATCCATCAGCAGTATAGGTTATACTTCTTTCTACTGTTGCTCCAGTTCCTGATATATTTTCTCTAGTCCAACATTCATAATTATTTGTATCAGTTTCGCTAGTTAGTTTATCAAATCTTCTGGGTAGATTAAAATATTGTTCTCCATTTAAATTCTTATAAAAATTAATTTCTACATTTGCCTCATTATCTTTAACTTCAAAAGTTCTTGATACATTCTCTGTAAAAGTTTGTTCAAAACCTTCTATTGTATTACAAGCATTACCCGAACCATTTATTACTGTTTCTGATAATTCATATTTTAATCCAGTATTTTTTCCAGTAAATTCAATTACTTCTCCACCAGCTCCAATACTACTAACATAAGCAGAATGAATAGATACTTCATCTCCTACATTTAATTTTAATCCATCTCCAACTCTATTTGTAAATACAGCTTTAGATTCAGTATTAACATTAGCTTCATACTCTAAACTGTTCTTTCTATTACAATCTAATAATATAGTTTTTTGATATCCACTACTCATCTATATTATTATTATACATAAAAAAAGTTTATACAAAAAATCCATAAAATTATAGGTTATTTACTATACAGTATTAATAATTTTATCTCTTAACTCAATAGCTTCTTCTAACTTATTAAATCTTTTCATAGTTTTTATACCATTACGAGTTATTTGTAGTCTCCATTTATTTCTTGGTTTATCCCATACAATATTTTTATGACCACTGGTATTATCACTTCTCATACTTTGATTTTCATTATTTTGTCTTTGAGTAACCCATCTCAAATTACATATTCTATTATCCAACTTATTTCTATTAATGTGGTCTACAAAATTTTTACCTTCTATTTTTGGAATAAAATGTTCAGCTACTAATCTATGAATTCTTGAGTAACGTTGTTTTCCATCACAAAATAAATTTACCATTAAATAACCAGTATGTTTACATTTATAAGGTTTTAAAAATCTTGGTTTATTATATTTATTTCCTTTACTCAATACAGCTCCATTACGAAACAATAAATAATTATTGTAGCCATTTATTTCCATATTGCTCTTTTATTATATATTAGCATTTTATCTTTAAATATGGACTATTCTAAAATGATTACGCATCGTAGCAAACTAAAATACCATTACTTAAATTAGCAAACTTGGCTTGTTCCAAATAAACTCTTTGAGTGTAAGTATGAATGAATGTTTTAGTGTAATTATGATACAATTCAATACCACGAGCATTTACTCTCTCTCCTTTATTCAATCTGTATGCTTGTCTGAAAAATCTACCTTCTAGATGTCCATGAGGATATCCTTCAAAATTATCTCCAGTAACATTATTAATCTCTGCTGAATAAGCAGACTTAGGAATAAATGGTTGTGTTCCTTCTGCTTGTTGCATATTATGGAAGTGCCTTGCGCTGTTATCTACATCAATAGGATATAAAAACTCTCCATTATATTTAACATTAGATATAAGTGAAGCACTGAATGAATCATTACCTAAGGCATCAGTTTCAAACATAGCTCTTGAAACATATGCGTTGAGAACGTGTTCTGAAGCAGAAGCATTAGCCAAACTAACAATAAGCTTAGTAATTATTTTTCCAGCTCCACCAACATTTCTAATGTTATTAATTTGAGAAGCACTTTCACTTGAATTGAGAGTTTGCTTAGATAAATGGTAGTCCATATAGGACATAGTCATATTAGAGTTTTGTCTAGCAAAAGCATCCATAACTTCTGTTGGATAGAATATATGGTCAGACACAAGTCTTAATGAATCTAAATCAATATCTAAATCTGCTCCAGTTGTAGTTTGTCCAGCTCTAACACTAACTCTGTTACTTCCAGCGAGAGTAGTTGCTAATGGAGTAAAGTGGAGTTCTATACTGACTTGTTCTCTGAGAAGATAGAGCGGAAGCTGGTTCTGCTTGAGAAAACTAAATAGCGATGAGAGATTTATTTGGAATTCTCTCTTTCCAGTAAGCATCATATAATCTGGTAGAGCGGTTCCTCCGGTTGAAGCCACAATTTCTCTTCCAACATCTAATCTAATAAAGTCGGCAGTAGTATCAGTTCCTTCATTATATTGAAAACCATAATTAATTGATTTACCAGTTGTTACCATTTCTCTCTCTAATGTATTTTCTCCACTAATGAATGTAGAGCGGTAGGCTTCATAATGATTCCAGTCCTCAGTAGAGTTAATGGTTTTAGTACCAACTTTAAGAACTGCTCTTTCAATAATAGAAGAACCTCCTATTCCTAAGGGCACAAAAGATTCAATATCAGTTTGAGCCATACTGAATACAATCTTAGAATTACTGTGAAGTAAACCTTTATTTTCTAAAACAAATCTACAGAAATTTTGTGATTTAACAACTGGCTCTAAAATATCAGAATCAACAGACATTTGCATATTAGTAGGTAGTGCTCCAATTCTTACAATATCTGGAACATTTGCTGGAGCTTGAGATACTTCGGGAGGGGCTGTGGTTTTAACTTCTTGTTGAATTTCTTGAGACATAGCAGACATAATTTTTATATTATATCAAATAAAATAATTTTAAAAAAAATTTTTAGTTTTTTTTTAAATAAAAAGCTCTTTTTAATTCATGATTTGAACTGAACCTCCCGAAGATACCATAGTATTTCTTGCGTGAACAAATAAATAAAGAGCATTTGGATTATCAGTAGTTAAATCACTTTCAATTTGAAGAGTAAATGGAACATTACTGAAATCAACTCCATTACCCGAAATCTTATCATATACTACACCTATACCAGCAGTTAATCCTCCATCAGCATACAACTTATAATCTAATCCACTTCCATTAAATCCAACAACTCTGTTGTTAGTAGGAGAAACAGAAGTTCTTTCAATATTAACAAAGTTATCAAGTGAATCTAAGAAGTTTCTTACTATATCAGATGGAGCAACTTCAATCCTATCATCATCTTTCTGTGGAGTATCAATATTGTAGTGGATAGGAAAGCGTTGATTAGCTCTGTTAAAAACCAATGATTTAATTTCTGCTACAGCCTTTTCAGTATTCATAGGGTATGAAGTTAACATACCATTTTGTGCTAGATTATTTAGATATGTAACTGGAACAAAAGATCCAAATACACCTAACACATTAGATTGTCCTAAGTTAAGATTAACAACAGCATTAGTAGAATTAATAGTTTGATAGAAAGTAGAAATAGTATTGAATTCAAAAGTATTACTTGGACTGCTATTTAATCTTGCGAGTGTTTGAGCATCTGGAACAACAGTTTCAGCAACAAGAGATAATTCAGAGAGTTCATAGAAAGCATTAGTAAAGGAAGCACTGCTATCATCTTCAGAGTAAAAGACATTTACGTCGGGACTCAAATTTATAGAAACCTCCAAACCCCCAAGCCCCCACGTTCTAGAAAGCGGTATTGGCTCTTGAGAATTTAGCAATCCTGAAGTAAGACTTATACAGAAACTATTACCACCAGTCAAAGTTTTTTCATTATTAAGAACACTTAATCTTTGCGATTCAAAGTTAGGAGTAACTAATGCTGTACTTGAAAGCCAATTAATTCCATCAACAGTTGATGTTTTTGCTGGAAGGTATGTAGCCATCATCTTGTTGTAGTTACGAATTGTTTCTATATTTTGCTTAGTGCGATGAGTGCTGAAAGACAGCTGGTCAATAACAGAATATACACCAGTAGAATCACTCATAAATTGTTTAGTAGCATCTACTGGAATCTCACCTACACCCGATGCTGATACTCCTTTAAAAGCAGAAAACTTACCACATAATCTAACACTACCACCGAGTAAATATTCATCTCTCTCTCCTATCTCAAAGCGTAATACTGGATTACCATTCCTGAAGCTGACTTTACCGTTGGCTAAAGTGTTTGCTGGAAGTACTTCAATATTCTTGTTCATATTTTTTATAATATAAATAATAAAAAAATTTTAAAGAAAAAAAAATATTTTTAAAAAAAAATTAATAAGTTGCTCTTTTATATTTCGACAGAAATAGAATCTCCTTTAATTTCTAAAGTTCTAAGATGTGCAACAAATGAATGAATTAACATGTTTTCTCTGTTTTCTGTTTGTGTAGGATGATTGTATTCTAATTGAACTGAATAATCTTTACCACGAGTATCATACACTCCATCATTAAGACTGAGAGCACGACCTATAACACAATTGCGTTGGAAGGCTCTGAATGAGTGAGGTTCTATACCAGCCATCAATAATGCTTTTTCTAATTCAATTAATGGAACTTGTGAGATACTGGTTTTTGAAGCACTTAATGTAGTATCAACCCTTCTAGATGGTTGAAGTCTATTTTCATAGGTCATTTGATATGATGAGAGTCCGTTCCATATACCTCTTAAACCATTAGAATTACTGCGAACAACTAAATCAGCTAAATCACTGTGTATCAAACTAGTTCCTGAGCAACTAATAATTTCATTAGTTCCTTTAGTATTACTGGCGACTGGTATGTGTAAAATACTACGAGCTCTAGCGTTATTGAGTGGAAGTCTAACATTAGCATTAACTTCAGAAGCCAGTAATGAATATTTGTAGTTAGTGTATGAAGGATAATCATATCTCATAGTTCCTTGTTCACTTAAACCTCTCATTAATGATTGAGTGTAGCCATCGGGCATCTTAACTTCTCCAACAATTAAGTTAACATTCTTTAATGTGTATGATGCTTCATATGATGTTCTAGTAGCAACAGCAGTAGAAAACATAACAGACTCTCCAGTTATTAAAGAGGCATTTGTAACTGTAGCGGTAGAATCTTCACAAGTAATTTTAATGTTTCCATCTCCACCATCAGCAGTCTGATCCCATTCAATAGTTTTAATTCTGAAGGATGGAGCGTTAGTTAATGAACCATCAGTAGCAGTAGTAATAGAGGCGTTTGTAGTAGAGCCATTTGAAATACCTCTAGTATCTAAAAACTGGAAGGTTTCTCCAACAACAAAAGGAAAGTTTTGAATACCAATTAAATTATTTGTTCTTTCAACATAAAATTCATTAAGTTCTTCTCCAATACCTAAATTAGCACTAGAATCTGTCTTACCTCTGAAAATTGGATTCAAAGTTGGATATCTTTCTTTAAGAACACCATCTAACTGTCTGAAAACGAATCTTGGCTCTTCAGTCAAAATTTCTATACGAACACCATCAACTAGCATATTAGCAAATACACGCTCACTTTGGAATATACCTGATGGTAGTGGAATTAATACTTTAGCACTTGTAAAGTCAGCATTAGTAAAAGAAGCACTTGTAGTATTTGTATTATTTTCTCTCTTGAAATATGGATTAGTAATGGTATTATTACCATTTGTAACACTTTGACCCACTTCTCCACGATTAAATGGATTCCATTTAGTAGCTCCTTCAGTTAAACATCTCTTATTTTTAACAGTATCATTTGTATCATAATCATATCTTACTGTAGAAAGCACATTTACATTGTTTATTTCTTCAAGTAATACTCCTCCATTTGTAAGAACTCTAATATCACGGATGAGAGTTTGTGTACAAGCTTCACTATCTAATTGAAGTCTAGTAGGAACTGCTCCAGTTGGAAAAGTAAGAGAAACATTACATTCAATATAACAATCATTTGGTTGAAAGAATTGAATGGTAGGTGGAATAAAAAAGTTAATACGCTGTTGTGGATTAAAATCTAATCCATTGTCTGCTGGTATAGACTTTGTTTCTTGAGCAATAGGAATCATATCTTCAGCACGAAAAAAAGAGGAGGACATTTATTTATAATATAATAAATAAAAAAAATTTATAAATTTATCAAAATTTACATAAAAAATTAAAAAGAACTACTTGGTCTAATTTGTGCTGTATTATCCATGGTTCTTGAAGCAACTAATCCTGAAGTAGTTAAAATAGGACTTACTTGAGTAGATTGTGCTAATGCGTTTGCATTATCTTCTGCTTTAGATTCTCCTTGTTGGTCAGATGTCTTTTGAGCAGTTACATCTTTAATTTCTCCAACTGTTCCAGTAACAGCTTCAACAGCACTTGCTACTGCTCCTAATGGAGCTAAGAAAGGAAGAGCTAAAGATACTGCATCTATACCACCACCTACAATTCCAGCAATATCAGAAGCTTTGTCCCAACCATTCATCTTTTTATAATCTCCATCTGTTAATTTTACAATATCAGTTATACCACTTGTAATACCCATAGCAGTTCCAGCTATTTTATTAACTGTACTAATAGTATCTGTAGCTTGACTTATCTTATCTAAACCTTGATTTAATCTTTGAGCTAACTTATCGCTATCACTTACGGTTGCCTCTGTATCTTCTACTGCTGGAGCTCCCGAACCAGCTGTTGAACTTCTAGCTCCTTCTGTTCCTTCTTGAACTGATTCATTTGCTGGAGGTCTATTTATTCCTTGTGCTTCATCTCTAGCTGGATTTTGAACTTGTGCTGTTATAGGAGCTGTTGTTGAGTTTTCTTGTGGAGCTGTTAAAGGAAGATTAGCATTTTGAGCCCTTAAAAATCCTTCATCTTCTCTTGGAAGATCTCCGCCTAACTGTCTAACAATTTCTCCTTGATCTTGTCTTGCTGATAACCCTATTACATCTTCTTCAGTAGGAACTCCTCTAGCAACAACTCTACCGCCACCGCCTCTGACTGCTTGACCAACATTACTTTCAGCAATATTATTTCTTAAATCAGATAATCCTGAACCAACACCAGTTAAACCTTTATTGATTCCACCAGCAATAGCAGATAATCTATCTCCAGCTCCAGCTCCTCTTAAGTATGCTTTGAATCCACCAGCTTTATTAATATCTTGATACATACTGTAAAATTGTCCAGCATCATTACCAACTGTAAATAAATCTCTTGAACCACTAACAACTTCATCATTTCTTTCTTGCTGATTTAGTGTACTTAAATTAGTATTTAATGTTCTTTGTAATTCATCTATAGTTCTTTTTCTAATATCTTGAGACATAGCATTTGCTCTGATTGCTTGAGAAGTCATAGCATTTTGATTAGAAATACCTTCTTCATATCCAAAATCACTCATATTTATAATATATGATTGATAAAAAAATAAAATTAAAAAAAAGAGTAATTATTCTTCATCTGATTCTTCATCTGTTTCTTCATTTGTTTCTGTAAAGTTTTGTCCTTCTGCTATAAGTTTTTCAAAATTATGGTATGCCTTAGGAGGATTACTTTGTAAATCTAAGTGTAAAAAATCATATCTATTAGGGGTAGCCTTTCTGTATATCTCTAAAAATCTTTTCTCTCCACCAAATAAATCTCCATATTCATCTGCTATTCTTTTTAGTTCAGCTTGATTAGGAAAAGGACTTCCAATAATTACATTTGTAGCATTAGCTCTAATTACTGGACTAACAGCTCCAGTGAATTTCTGTGAACTAAATAATAATAATCTTATATTGTAATGTCTGAATCTACTTGCTAAATGATTAACATTAGCCTCTCGTTTTATACTACCTAAACAATCATCTAGTATAACTGCTATATCGGGCATATCTTCTTTTTCTTCATACGATTTTTGTTTATTAACAATACCAGCTATAATTGAATCATCATACTGGTCAAATGTATTAAATGCTTGTCTAACATAACGGCTTGTAATATCATTTGCGATTGTATTCGAAATAACGAATGTATTTTCAAATCTCTCTTGAGCATTGTAAAAATCTTCATTAAGTAAAAGATTACTAATAATCGTACTTTTTCCTGTGCGTACTGGAGATATCATTAATACTAATGCCCCACCGCCAAAGCCTTCTACTTGTGGTAGATGTGGATGAACAGGAGGATGTTTACTAGGTATAGGGTCGGGGTCTTTTACTCTGTATATTTTAGGCGCATTTCCTTCCATTATATATTATTATAGAAGATTTTAATTTAACTGAAATTAAAACAATGACTATAGGGATCATATGGCTTTTTAGATATTTGAGATATTTGTCTTTTAATCATATCTGATTCTCTCTTTTCTTTTTCTGATATAATGTTTTGTTGTTGTTTCTGTTGCTTTCTTTCTTTTCTAATTTTTTCATATCCTTGTATACCTTTTGCTATTAATGCTTCAATATCTAATGTTCCATTTTCTTCCTTGATTGGTTTATGATTCAATGGTTCTGCTCTTACTGAACCAGCTTCTCCATAGGAAGGTTTTTCAACAACAGCATTAGTATGTTCTTCAATTTGTTTTACTTGTTCCATGTTTTTAGGTTTTAATCTTGATATTTCTTGTTGTAACATTTCTATTTCTTGTTGCTCTTTTAAAATCTCTAATTCTTCTTCTTGTTTTCTTTTTTCTTCTAATAATCTTTTTTCTTCTTTTAATTTTTGTTTTAACGCTTTTGCTTCTTCTCTTTTCTTTTTTGCTTCTTCTCTTTCTAATCTTTTAGCTTCTCTTGTAGCTTGTGCTTTCTCTCTCATAAAATCTAAATGTTGTTGTTGCTTTTCTGTTAAAGGTTTCTTACTTCTTCCATTCTTACCAGTTTTACTAGGCGGTGGTTGTTCTATATCCTTTGGTTCTTCAATAGAAGGTTCTGGAACTTTATTACCTTTTCTACCAGTAAATACTTCCTTTGAATCTACTAATCTTTTATCTGATTCCGGTTGTATCTCAGTGTCTTCTTCATCAAGTATAGGTTCAGTAGGTTCTTCTTGCTTTGGAGCTGGTTCAACAATAGGTATGATATTCTTTTTAACTTTTGGCATTTATAATATATAATAGATAAAAAAATAGAAATAAAAACTTAAATATTTTCTTATTTTTCTATAAATTAATTTATATTCATTTATAAAGATGGTTTTTCGCGTATATGTAATGTAACAACAGAAGTTCCAGTTAAATCATTAACAATCTTCTCATCAACATTAACAAAATCAATTTTCATTTGATTAAGAAGTAAATCTTCTGTATTATGGAGGTCGAGATATACTGGGTTAGCAATATCGTAAAACAAAGAACCAATCTCACTGTTACTACTATCAAATCTTGGTATAGTTCCAACAATTTTAGATATACCACTTTGAGCTCCATTGTATGATTCAATAGGAAGGTCATTAATTCTAATGAAAGTATTACTTCTTGAATATGGAGTAGGAGCAGATGTAGAAGCCATATGAAAGATAGAAGTTAAACTAGGGTCAATATCATTACCATTTCTACTTCTTTGTATTTCGCTCATAGGACTAAATCCTAAATAATCAGTAGCGTGTGCTCCAAATACCTTAGCAAATGGATTGTATCTTTCTTCCATATATCTTGTATTGTTTTTACCTGGAGCGTGTTCTAAAATCATAGCAACTGAATAAGCAACACCTCCCGAAGCATTCAATCCTACTAGAGATGCACTTGATTGAGAAAATGATGTTTGATATTTTTGTCTGAAATCTACTGCTTCAATTGCTTCAATACCAGTAGCTCCTAATATACCTCCTCTCATACAAGCTCCATAAAAATTAGATCTAGTATAAGTTAAAGCTTTTGTAGCATTATTAGCTGTAGCTGTATATGTTTTTCTTCCATTATATTGAACTAAACCAAGAGAAGCATTTTGAACACTTATGTCCACAATAGGATACATAAATACATTATTTTGATTTATGCTCTTAGTAGTGTTTGGCCATTTAGAAGGGTCAGTTGAATCAGCAAGTTTCTCCCAAGCTTCATCAACTTTATTGTATATTTCAATTAACATTCTTTCTCCAATAGCAGTAAATTTAATATCAGAATAAGATGCATTGTTCCATTCTTCATGACTATCTAAAGAATGAAAGTCAGAATTAGCACTTGTAGAATCCCAGTATTCAACTTCTTCTTGTTGAAATTGATTTCCTTTTATTACAGTTTGTAATACTTCAATGCTTCTACCATCTGTAGTATCTGATTGTTGTACTCTAACCGCCCAATCAAAAAAGAAGTTACCACTTTGTCTAAAATATGGAGGAAATTGTTTTAATCCTTTTTGAGTATTTTTAAAAGTAGATGGAGCATCATTATAAAGTCTTAGTGGTCTAGTTAAACCAACTTGGAATCCACCCGCACTAGCATTCTCTCCTATATGAAATGTAGCACTACCACCACTCACAGCTAATGGAAACTCATACCCCATAGCAACACATTCATAATCATCTGCGCTTTCAGTTAATCTTGTAATTGCTGGAAAGTTATCAGCTCCGGAAGTATTTGTTTCAACTTTAGCAGTAGAAGCATTTGTAGCATTTCCAGTGTATTTAGTTGCTGGATGTGCTGGAGCAAATGAAGAGTTTATGTAAGAAGCATTAGATCCATCATTGTACTGGTCAAAGTTAAATTTAAATCCATTAAAATCTCTTGTATTACTACCACCGCCAGTAGTTATTTCAAAAGTAGCACTACCTAAACCTCTGAATTCAGGATGAAATAAATTTAATTGATTAATATCTAAAGTTTTTAACATTTCACTCGGAGTTTGTTGTAATTTATTAGAGTGTTCTTGAACTTCAACTTCATTAGTAAAATTAGATATATTTGTTCCTCTTGTTAATGTATATGGAATAGGAATAGATGCTCTATTTCTTAAACTATTATCTGTTTTTATTCCAAGTTCATCTCCAATGAATACATAGTAGCCATTATTAGATTGAACATCAAAAGTATCTATTCTGTTAATCTTAGCATTTAAAAGAGCAACTTGTGAATTCTTTTTTATTCTAATAGGGTTAGAGAAATGATTATTGTAACTGGCTGGATTTTCTAAAGTAGTTCCTTGAGCTAAACTATCAACCAGTTCATATTCTTTTTGTGATGAAGGAGCAATAATATAGGACATTTATATTTTATACAATATTTTTTTATAAAATAAAAAAAAATCGCATTTATTATATAATGCCTAAAAAATCAAAGAAAAAGAAAGAAAAGTATTACAAACCTATTAGTAATAATGTAGGTATGTTAAGACCGGGTGTTGCGTTACAATTTCCAATAGCAAATGCTATTCAAGAGGAACAGAAACTACCAAAAGATATATTTGTTAAGAATGAAACCAAACAGAAAAAAGTAAATCGTAAGAAGATTTAAGTGTATTAAACGATTCATTAGATCCAGTTTTTTTATCTGGATGATATTTTAATGATAATTTTCTATATTGTTTTTTTAGTTTTCTTAATTTCTCTTTTTTATTAAGTTTCATGAATTTATTGTAGTTTATTTCCATAAATTCATATTCTTTAAATTTATTCATCTTACTTTCTTGTGTAAAAACAAAATCAAATTGCTCTTTAAAATATTCTCTAAATAATCTTTCAGTGAAGTCTTTAGAATATTCATCCCATTCTTTTTCTCTTCGTTCCAGTAAACATCTTTTACAGCAAGTAGAACAACCTTTATAATAGCCATAAGGACATTTTTCATAAGTATAAGGATTATATTCTTCATCATCAGAATCAGAAGAATATTCTTCAAACATAATATATGATATATTTTTAATATATATTTTAAATTCTTAAATATTTTATATTTCTATAAAATAAAATAGATATTTATAGTTAATTAACTATAAAAAACAGAAAAAAATTGAAAAAAAAATTTCGATAAAAAAATTTCATATGAAAAAAAAGTTTTACCAAAAAATCCACAATTTTATAGTTAATTAACTATAAGTACTCAATAGTATAACATAAAAAAATATTATTAGTAAATATTACTAATTATTTATTTGATAACTTATCAATTTGTTCTTGTAATGATTTATTAATTTCCTCTTGTTCTTCTATCTTATTCTTCATATTATTAATACCCGATTCACACCATTCACATTTACCTTCCAAAACTTTAATTCTATCATCCTTTTCATTAATCTTTCTTTCTAATATTCTTATCTGATTGTCTACTTCTGATAATCTAAATTCTAATGCTTCAATCTCTCTATCTTTAGATTTTCTCATCTTACTATTTTTAATAATAAAATCCTTTTTATCAGAAATAGTCATAACTAAAGCATCTAACATAGCATTAAATATTACTGTTTTATTCCTTTTCATCTGCTGTTTAATACTTGCTCTTGCTTGTGATACTCCCGAAGCACTTGTTTCCATTTTATCTGTAATCAATTCTCTATCTTCCAAAAAATCAAAACATATATTAATTTTGTCATTTTTACTCATTTTTGAGAAATCCATTGTTTTTCTTTATTATATTATATTATAGATTTTTTTTTAAGTAATTTTCAAATTTATTTATTATTAGTAAATATTACTAATTTTAATAATTATTACTAATAATTAGTAGTGTATTTAAAAATCACGATATTTACATACTCATTAATTTCATTACAATATTATATCTATCATCTATATGAGATCTGATATTATTACAGCGTTTGCAAAGAATATTTCTGAATTTATTAGTTTTATGACAATGATCCATACATTTACTATTTATATCATTTCCTAATGAAAATTCTATATTACAACAATCACAATGAGTAGTATTGATATATCTTTCGTGTATTTCTTCTATCTCTTCTTCTGTTTCATTTAATCCTTGTCTTTTCCAGCTTCTTATTCTCTCCCTTTTTAGTATTTCTTCTTTATTTTCTTCTCTGATTTTTCTTTGTTTTTCAAGTATTTCTTCTCTATGTTCTTCATAATATTGTCTACTATTTTCTCTTATTGCTTGTTTATTAGCTTCTCTGTATGCTTTCTGTTGTTTAGCTATTCTATCTTTATTTCTTTCAGCATATTCTCTTCTTTGTTGTTGATGTTTTTCTTTATTTTCTTCTTTCCATTTTTTTATATCAAAAGGCATAATACTTTTTCTATATTATTTTATATTATATAATACTATAATCTTTAAATATTTCAAATTTATTTATTATATACTTCTTTTAAATACGCTATTTTGTGAACCTTGTCTAACAATACTCTTTGACCAACAAGTTTTAATTTTATAATCTTTGAACCATTTATTCATAATAAAATCAATACCAACAGAATAAGCTGGATATTCATAATAAATATCTAATAACTTTTTACATAATGATTTTTTGATAATGTATGAATCTGTACATCTACTTTGATGTTTACTATCATATATCTCTATATTTGGTCTTGTCTTTTTAACTTTCAGACCACAACCACTTCCTATAAAACAAATTTCAAAATCAGAATTCATAAATTGCTCTTTTATTAATTGGTATTTATTAACAAAATTATTATCCAATAAAACATCATCCTCAAATACTAAAGCATAATCTAAATCTTCTTTTACTATTCTTTTGAATGTTTCAATATGTTTCATAGCTAAACTTTTTATACCTTTACCTAATGTATTTATGAATAATGATAATTCAGATTCATTTAAATCTTCGGGATTTTTATTAAGTATCCATTCAACATTACTAAAATCATGTTTTATTATTTCTCTATCAATATGCTCTTTTCTTTCTACTAATTTATCATAATGAATTATGTATATTTTATCTTCCATTATATATTATATAATATAAGATATAAAATGAAAGTAGTAATTAAAAAGAGCACACAACCTAAAAAAAAATATATGGCTGTATTTACAGAAAACGGAAAGAAAGTAAAGACCACTCATTTCGGTAGTGCTGGAATGAGTGATTTTACAAAACATAAAGATGAAGAAAGAAAAAAAAGATATTTAGATAGACACAGAAAAAATGAAAACTGGAATGACAAATTCAGTGCTGGAGCATTATCTAGATGGATCTTGTGGAATAAACCAACACTCAGAGGTAGTATAGCAGATTACAAAAGAAGATTTAAGCTAAAGTAATAACATTACTTCTGCTCGTTCCTTCAATAGTTTAGTAACTTTCTTACCATTAACAACATCTCCAATTTGATGTTTAACAATTTCATTAGCAAATTCCTCTTTTGATTCATAACCCCAATCCTTCATTTGTTTAGTAAACAATCCTACAGTTTTATCATCAATTTTAGGAGTATGAGCATTTGCTTCTTGTTTAGCTTTTACTTTTGGATTCACATAGTTTTCTTCTTCGTCTGATGGAACATAACAATCTCCTTTATTAGCTGGCATTTTATATTATCATTTAGATTTTAATTTGGAAATAATATTTTCTTATTAATTTTAATTCTTGCTTTATTTTTTGTAATAGCTTCCAAATGAAAAGGTATGTGTTCACAATTCTCAGGAATATCATAAGTTTGTATAGGAAGTTGATTTGGTAGTTTTAGTTTATGATAATGATATTTGATTCCTTTAAACTTTTCATATTTGTAAATACCAAAACCATTAAAAGCAGATTTAACTTCAATGTAATCTTCACATAAATCTAATTGTTGTGTAATATCTTTTTTAATCAAGTCTACAACATAAGGACTTAAATGTCCATAACTCCAACAATTGTAAGTGAATTGATTATAACATAATGCAAAGATATCATAATAATCTTCTTTATTGTAAGTCATACAATCCCAATGTTCATCATTATTTAAATCATCAATAAGTACTGGAAGATTAATTCTACCAGCAGTAACATCATCAAAATCCATCATTATCATATAATCGGGATTCATATTGAATTTTTCAATGTATTCTAATATCTTATTTCTACCATTACAAATTCTAGCAACTCTTAATTCATGTAAAGGCTCTTTATTTTTTATAAAAACAATATTCTCATTACTTAACAATCTTTCTGTATTATCTGTAGATTCATCATAAAAAACTATTACAGTTGAATTAGCAAATAAATCTTCAATTTTGTAGATGTTACTGAATACTTGATGAAAATGTTTTCCAATATTTCTTGCTGTTCCACAAATTACAACTTTTTTATCAAACATTCTTTTATATTATATAACATAAAAAAATTTTAAATATTTATGGATTATTTTCTTTTAATTCTAAATTTTCTTTTGCTTTTGGAGTATCGGGTTCTCCTTGCTCTTTTAAATGTTTCTTTACTAATTTTGGATCTCTAACACATTCTATTCCACAGCATTTAATTTTCAAACAACTACTCTTTTGTAAAACTATTAATATACTTGTTATAACTCCTCCAATAGTTCCTATGAATACTCCTAAATCTCCTATACTGAACTTTTCCATATATAT